ATGACAACTTCTCATACCTCACCCGTCCAGATCGAGCAGGCCATGCCGCTTGCCGAAATGAGCGTAGCGCAGATTGCCGCGCTGCCTGCGGCGCAATTGCAAGAAGCGCATGGCAACCTGCTCAGCCTGCAATCGATGGTCAAGGCGGTCCTGGACCGCATGCACACCGCACTCGACCAACGCTACGCAGATCAGGCCCAAGCGGCACGCCTTGTCAATGGCCGCGACTTCGGCGTCTGCCACCTGACTGACGGTGCATTGCGCATCACCGTCGATCTGCCCAAAAAGGTGGCATGGGACCAGGTGCAGTTGTCGGCCACCGCCGCACGCATCGCTGCTGCCGGCGACAAGGTCGCGGACTACATCGACACCGACTACTCGATTCCCGAGAGCCGCTTCAACAACTGGCCGCCAGCGCTCAAGGAGCAGTTCGTGCAGGCCCGCACCACCAAACCCGGAAAACCGAGCTACCGGCTCGCCCTCGTACAGGAGAACCACGAATGAAAACCCCAACCTTGCACCAAGCCCTGCAAGCCAAGCTCGGCTCCTACGCCGGCGAGCACTTGGTCACCACGCTGCGTTACCAGGACCAGTACGGCAACAGCGTCGAAAAACCGCTGCTCGACGCCACCCTGGACGAAGTGGCGTTCTCCATCCAGACCCTGAGTGCCGAGGGCAGCGCGATTCACCGCCGCCGCAGCGCGCTGGACAGTCTCTACACCCTTGCCCGTGATCGTGGCTGCCTTGGTGCAGACACCGTCGGCGCGATCGCGACGGAGGTGACGAAATGAACCAACTCGTCGCCTTCAATTTTGAGTCCAGCAATGTGCGCGTCTGCATGGGGGGCAACGGCGAACCGATGTTTGTCGCAGCCGACGTGTTGTCTACCCTGAGCCTCGATCGCAAAGCGCTGGAGCGCCTTGACGATGACGAAAAGGGTGTGAATTCAATTCACACCCCTGGCGGTCCGCAGGACATGACGGTGGTCAACGAGTCCGGCCTCTACAACCTGGTGCTGGGCAGCCGCAAGCCCGAGGCCAAGCGGTTCAAACGCTGGATCACCCATGAAGTGCTGCCGTCGATCCGCAAAACTGGGTCGTATGCGTCAGCAGGGGCGGTCGCCGCGTTGCCAGCGCCGACGCAGGACCGCGTCATCGCTATCTTGGCCATCGGCGAGGCGATCGCTCGGGTGCCCGGCGTGAAACCTGGCATCGCGATGGCCGCAACCCTGACCGTGATCTACGAGAACACCGGTCTGGCGGTCGAGTCCTTGCGCAAGGTGCTACCAGCAGCCAACGAGCCGATCTGCAGTCTGAACCCGACCCAGGTGGGTGAGCGCATTGGCATGTCGGCACGCGCCATCAACGCGCGGCTGCAGTCCTTGGGCTTTCAGTTCAAGAACGACCGCGACGAGTGGGAGTTGACTGACGCGGGCCAGCAGTGGGCCGAAGCCCTGCCTTTCTCGCGCAACGGGCACTCCGGTTACCAGATCCTCTGGAACCCGGTCGTGACCGAACAGATCCGTGAGGTGGCGTGATGGCACTGCCAATCATCTCTGCCGAAGAACGGCTCAAGGAACGCCATAGCGCCAAGGTTGCATTGGTCGGCCCCGCAGGTGTCGGCAAGACCTCCCAACTCAAAACGCTGCCATCGGACACCACGCTGTTCGTCGACCTCGAGGCCGGTGACCTGTCGGTGCGGGACTGGGCCGGGGACACGGTACGTCCGCGCACCTGGCCCGAGTTTCGGGATCTGGTGGTGTTCCTGGCCGGACCCATGCCGACCGCCAGCGCCGATCAGGCGTTCTCGCAAGCCCACTTCGAGCACGTCTGCAGCAAGTTCGGTGACCCGGCGCAACTGGCCAAGTACGACACCTACTTTGTCGACAGCCTGACCGTGCTCTCACGCCTGTGCTTTGCCTGGTGCAAAACCCAGCCGCAAGCCTTCAGCGAGAAAACCGGCAAGCCTGACAACCGGGGCGCGTATGGCCAGTTGGGCCAGGAAATGATCACGGCGCTCACGCACCTGCAGCATGTCCGGGACAAGCACGTCATCTACGTCGCCATCCTCGAAGAAAAGACCGACGACTTCAACCGGCGCTTCTACCAGTTGCAACTGGAAGGCAGCAAGACCGCGCTGGAGTTGCCCGGTGTGCTCGACGAAGTCGTGACGCTGGCCATCCTGAAAGCCGACGACGGCACCAACTACCGGGGCTTTGTCACTCGCGCTGACAACCCGTTTGGCTATCCATCCAAGGACCGCAGCGGTCGGTTGGACGCCATCGAGGAGCCCGACCTCGGAAAACTCATCGCCAAGTGCCTGGGACAGGACGCGCCCGCACAGCAGAACCCATCAATTTAAGGAAACGCCATGAACGCCAATAACTCCAGCAACTGGAACGATTTCAACGACGCCGAAGCCCAACACGGTGCCTTCGATCTGATTCCCAAGGGAACCATCGTGCCTCTGCGCATGACCATCAAACCCGGTGGTCATGACGACCACAGCCAAGGCTGGACTGGCGGCTACGCCACTGAGTCCTTTGAGACCGGTGCGGTGTACCTGGCCTGTGAGTTCGTGGTCACTGGCGGGCCCTTTGTCAAACGCAAGATGTGGTCAAACATTGGACTGCATTCCAAGAAAGGGCCGACCTGGGGCCAGATGGGTCGCAGCTTCATCCGTGCTGCGCTCAACAGCTCGCGCAACGTTCATCCGCAGGACAACACACCGCAGGCAGCCGTTGCACGCCGGATCGACAGCTTTACCGATCTGGACGGCATCGAGTTCATCGCCCGGGTTGATGTGGAGAAGGACGCCAAGGGTGAAGACCGAAACGTGGTGAAGCTCGCGATCGAGCCGGACCACAAGGATTACGCAGCCTTGATGGGCGGCGTCCCCAAAGGCTCAACCGGTGGCGGCAATCCCGGCGCGCCAGCACTGGCCGCACCCGCCTTCGCCGCACCGACGCGTGCTGCCCAACCCTCTGCGACGGGCAAGCCATCGTGGGCGCAGTGATGAAAGCCCACCATGAAATGCTGGGTCTGCTCACGCCAAGCCCGCGGGAGTGGGCACACCGACAACCGCTATCGCGTCGGCGACCCCCGTCGCTATCCAGTGGACTGGGTGTTCTGCTCACGCCGCTGCCAGAACGCGTTTCACCAGTGTTACGGGTCGTGGACCCGAGCGCTGGAGAAGGGGATTCCACCGGAGGCCGCCATGGTTGATGTCACGCCTTTGGAAAAGGAATCCATGCGCAAGTGCCTGAAGTTCTTCGGCGAGGCGGCCAGTGCCATCGGTTTCGACAAGCCCCTCGGGGCTTATTCGGAAGCCGAGGCACTGTCCGTAATCGAGGCCATCGTCACCGCCTATGTGGATGAGATGGCCGCGCAGCATGAGCGCACCAAGTATCCGCCGGTGCGCATGCCCGGTGCGACGCCAGTCAACGATCCGATCCGTGAGTCGGCACCTGCAGTGGCAGCCAATCCCTTCGCGGACATGGAAGACGACCTGCCTTGGGAGACAAAGCCATGATCGATTTCAATTCTTCGGCAAGTCTGTCGGGCCGGCTACAGGAACTGTTCGACCAAGCGCTGGAGGTCGAGCGGGACGCAACCCCACCCCGCGAGTACCTCGGCGCATCGCGTTTGGGCGCGGCCTGCGAACGGCAACTGCAGTACGAGTATGCCAAGGCACCGGTCGATCATGGCAAAGGATTCTCGGGTCGCTTGCTGCGCATCTTCGAGCGTGGACACCGAACCGAGGACATGGCAATTCGCTGGCTGCGCATGGCCGGCTTCAATCTCAAAACTGAGGATGGCAATGGTCAACAGTTCGGCTTTTCGGTGGCCGGCGGCCGCCTGCGTGGCCACGTCGATGGCGTACTGATCGCTGGCCCTGACGGTTTTGCTTACCCGTCTCTTTGGGAAAACAAATGCCTCGGGGCCAAGTCCTGGCGCGACGTGGAGAAAAAGAAGCTCGCGGTCTCCAAACCCGTCTATGCCGCGCAGATCGCGCTGTACCAGAGCTACCTCGAGTTGCACCAGAACCCGGCGCTGTTCACTGCCGTGAACGCCGACACGATGGAGATTTACGCCGAGCTGATCCCGTTTGACGCCGGACTGGCGCAACGCATGTCGGATCGCGCGGCCCGGGTGATCACGGCCAGTGAGGCCGGAGATCTGTTGCCGCGCTCGTTCACCGATTCCACCCATTTCGAATGCAAGTTCTGCGCGTGGGCAGATCGTTGCTGGAGGACTACCCCATGAAAACCACATCACCCCGGCCCAAGGTCGTCAGGGAACCCTTCGTCGATGCCCGCGAAGCGGCCTACACCATGAATCTTCCGATGTACTACATGACCAACGCCCGGCAGCGCACCAAACTGCGAATTCCGCACTACCGCATCGGTCGGATGGTGCGTTTCAAGCTCTCGGAGCTTGCCGAGTGGCAGCGACTGCACGGCAGCACCACCCCCGCTGAAGTCACAGCAGGAAGCGCGGTGTCCGATGAGTGAGCAAGGAGACATGAATCCGCTGGACTTCAATGATTGCGCAGTGCCGGTCGAAATGGATCGGGGTGCCGAGCGCGATGAGACTCGTGCTGCCTTGCTGGCGCGGCTCGAATCGGTGCTGTTCACGATCTATCCAACCGGCAAGGTTCGGCGCGGGAAGTTCCATATCGGCGACATCCTGGGCAGCCCAGGCGACAGCTTGGAGATCGTTCTCGAAGGCGAAAAAGCCGGTCTTTGGACAGACCGTGCGACCGGCGATGGTGGCGATATCTTCGATCTGATTGCGCGGCACATGTCTGCCGACGTGCACGCTGATTTCGCGCGTGTGTTGCAGTACGCCAGCGATCTGGCCGGTCGCGCCAGTCCCGCGCCGGTGCGCAAGACCAAACGCGAAGCGCCCGTTGATGACCTTGGCCCAGCCACCGCCAAATGGGATTACCTGGACGCCAGAGGTACCTTGATCGCGGTGGTCTACCGCTACGACCCAACGGGCCAGCGCAAGGAGTTCAGGCCCTGGGATGCCAAGCGCCGAAAAATGGCTCCACCGGATCCACGCCCCCTATATAACCAGCCAGGCATCGCCGTTGCAGATCAAGTCGTGCTGGTCGAAGGTGAAAAGTGCGCCCAAGTCTTGAACAATCTGGGCGTCTGCGCCACGACCGCCATGCACGGTGCCAACGCGCCGGTCGACAAAACGGACTGGTCACCACTGGCAGGCAAGGTGGTCCTGATCTGGCCTGACCGGGACAAGCCGGGATGGGAATACGCCGACCGTGCGTCGCAGGCCATCTTGGCGGCCGGAGCAGTGTCGTGCGCCATTCTTTACCCACCAGCAGAAAAGCCAGAGGGTTGGGATGCGGCTGATGCCTTCACTGATGGGTTTGACGTGCAAGGCTTCCTGCTGGCAGGTGACCGGGTCCCGGTGGCCTTGCAGTCGGATGCGCCAATCGAGGACGATCTGGTAGCGGGGCTGGATTGGACCACCGAAGATGGCTTGGCCACCGCGTTCACACGACGCTATGGCGAGGACTGGCGCTACTGCGCCCAATGGGGCAAGTGGCTGGTGTGGACCGGCATTCGCTGGAATCCGGACCAGCTTCTGTACATCCAGCATCTGTCACGCAACATCTGCCGGGCGGCATCTTTCAAAGCTGATTCGCCGCGTCTGCGCGCCCGACTGGCCAGCTCTTCCACCATCAGTGCAGTAGAGCGCATTGCACGCAGTGACCCGAAACATGCGTCCTTGGCGGAGCAGTGGGATGCCGATGTCTGGCTGTTGAACACCCCTGGTGGCGTCGTCAATCTGCACAGTGGGCTCATCCGACCTCACGACAGGGGGGACAAGATGACCAAGGTGTCCACGGCTGTCCCGCAAGGCGACTGCCCGATCTGGCGCGCATTCCTATCGGACGTGACCGGTGGCGATGCCGAGCTGATGGTCTACCTGCAGCGCATGGTGGGTTACTGCCTGACGGGTGTCACCAGCGAGCACGCGCTGTTCTTTCTGTACGGCACCGGGGCCAACGGCAAGTCGGTGTTCGTCAACGTGATCGCCACGATCCTGGGCGATTACGCCGCCAATGCCCCCATGGACACGTTCATGGAAACCCGCTCCGATCGACATCCCACCGATCTGGCCGGATTGCGTGGCGCGCGCTTTGTCGCATCGATCGAAACCGAGCAGGGCCGGCGCTGGAACGAATCCAAGATCAAGACCATCACCGGTGGCGACAAGGTGTCTGCGCGCTTCATGCGCCAGGACTTCTTTGAGTACACACCGCATTTCAAGCTGGTGATCGCGGGCAACCACAAGCCGTCTATCCGCAATGTCGACGAAGCGATGAAGCGGCGTCTGCACTTGATTCCATTCACGGTGACCATTCCACCGGAACGCCGTGACGGAAAGCTTACCGAGAAGCTCTTGCAGGAGCGTGACGGCATCTTGGCCTGGGCCTTGGAGGGGTGTTTGCTGTGGCAGCAGTCCGGCCTGAAGCAGCCGCAAAGCGTGATGGACGCCACGGAAGAGTATTTCGAGGCCGAGGACGCGATGGGCCGGTGGATCGAGGACCGGTGTGTCCTGAACGCCAACGCCAAGGCACTGACATTCGAGATTTTCAACGACTGGAAGCAATGGGCCGAGGCCAATGGCGAGTTTGCCGGAGCCATGCGCCGGTTTTCTGATGCATTGCTGGCACGCCGTTTTGAGAAATGGCGCAACGGCTCTGGCATGCGCGGTTTTGTTGGCATTGGCTTGAAACAGCCCTCCAACTTTCCGCATGCGTCCTACCCCTACAACGACAACTGAGGCCATTGCCATGACACAAAAATCCAATTTCAGCCACGGCCTGACGCAGATGACAACCGATAACGTTAACTTACTACACGTGCGCGCGGGCGCACCTATAGAGGAGTTACGTTCTGCGCTGTCGGCTGCGTCAGACCACGTCGAGAACGTCCTCGGTCAATCGAATTCGAGCGGCAGTGGTCTGACTGTTTTGGCGATTGATCTGGGCACCACGACCGGTTGGGCGCTCCGTGCGCGTGACCAGCAGATCGCCCACGGCTTCATCAGCCTCAAACCCCAACGCTTTGAAGGCGGGGGCATGCGCTTCCTGCGTTTCAAGCGATGGCTGTGCGAACTCAAAGACATGGCCACGGACATCCATACCGTGTACTTTGAGGAGGTGCGCCGGCACGCTGGGGTGGACGCAGCCCATGTCTACGGCGGCTTGATGGCCACGCTCACCAGCTGGTGCGAGCACCACAAGGTTCCGTACCAAGGTGTGCCGGTCGGCACGATCAAGAAGCACGCAACCGGCAAAGGCAACGCCAGCAAGGACGACGTAATTGCGGCCATGCGGGCCTTGGGTCATCCCGTGGCCGACGACAACGAAGCCGACGCCCTGGCCATCCTGCACTGGGCCATCGACACGCAGGAGGTGTGACGTGAAAGTACCCGCACAACACTACCGCTGCCCCTTGGGGCGATTGCAGCCTCAGATCACAGACCTGGATGCAGTCAAACGATCTGGCTGGCTCGAGCAACACATCCTCGTGGTCAACGCCGAGGACGCCCGACTGGACTTCTTTGAGCGCGCGCTGGTGCAGCGCATTGGCGAGCGGCTGTACGGCAAGGCGGGGGTCAAGCATGGCTAGGACAGAACTACTCTGGACACCCGACGCAGTGGCAGACCGCTTCACCGAGGCAGCAGTCACCGCACGACGCCTGCCACCCGTGAGGGTGCAGGGCTACTTCAACTGCTGGCCCGCCTTTGCACGCAATGCGTGGGAAGCCTTCTCGGCAGACGAGCCTGTGCATCGTTCCTTCCCGCCCAGTCCCGAGGACGTCGACCGGATGCTGGAGGTGATGCGTTGGGTCCGATGGCTTGAGGTTGAGCAGCGCCATCTGGTATGGATGCGGGCCAAGAACTATGACTGGAAATCCATATGTCGACGGTTCGCATGCGATCGCAGTACCGCTTGGCGGCGCTGGCAACGTGCACTGCAGACGATTGCCGACCATCTCAATGAGGTAGTGGTGTCGGTTGTGTGATTTGGCGTAAATGTGCGGAGATGGTCGTGCCAGTGCGCGAACATGCGGTGCAAACGCACTAACAGCACTGCAACACTTTGCATGATTTCACCTATATTCACGGCTATGGTTGCGAAAGGTATGAGATCTGAGAAGGTTTCCCAGAAAAAGATGGGTCCTTCCTGGCCAAAATGCCATGCGGGGGGAGCGAGCGCAAGAGTCCCCTAGCGACAGAGTGCAAACCCAGGTTTGCAGGGTTTGCAGGGTTGCACCCCATACTGCCTCGCAACGCCCATCCCGTTCCCCCTTTGACCCGCCCACGGTTTGACTGTCGGCGGGTTTTCTATTTTGAGGATTTCCTTTTTGAAAACGCTCAACGTCGAGTACCGAAAGGTCGAGGCGCTCATTCCGTACGCCCGTAATCCTCGCACGCACAGTGAAGCGCAAGTGGCCAAGATTGCCGCCAGCATCGTCGAGTTTGGCTGGACCAATCCGGTGCTGGTCGACGGTGAGAACGGCGTCATTGCTGGCCATGGTCGACTGGCAGCCGCACGCAAGCTCGGATTGGACGCCGTGCCGGTCATTGAGCTGGCACACCTGTCTCCAAACCAAAAGCGCGCTTATGTGATTTCTGACAATCGCTTGGCACTGGAGGCGGGTTGGGATGAGGAAATGCTGGCGCTGGAGTTGGCGGACCTGACAGAGGCCGGATTCGATCTGGCCTTGACGGGATTTGATGATGTCGAACTTGACACCCTGTTCGGTGCCCCGAACGCAGCTGATGCAGCCGACACAGACAGCGAGGGTGCCGATGCGGATGGAGACGACGTGGCCGACGAGGTGCCCGAGGCACCAGTCATTGCTGTCTCCCAACCCGGAGATGTTTGGGCTTTGGGCCAGCATCGCTTGATCTGTGGTGATGCAGCCGACCAGTCCGTGATCGCCAGTCTGATGCAGGGTGACCAAGCGCAGCTGTGTTTCACCTCACCGCCCTACGGAAACCAGCGGGACTATGCCAGCGGTGGCATCACCGATTGGGATGGTCTGATGCGTGGCGTGTTCGCCAAATTGCCCGTCACCGACGACGCGCAGGTCTTGGTCAATCTTGGTTTGATCCATCGCGACAACGAAGTCGTTCCGTACTGGGACGCATGGCTTGGCTGGATGCGCAGCCAAGAGTGGCGGCGCTTTGCCTGGTATGTTTGGGACCAGGGTCCTGGCATGCCCGGCGACTGGTCCGGACGTTTGGCTCCGAGTTTTGAGTTCGTTTTCCATTTCAACCGCCAAAGCCGCACACCCAACAAGATCGTTCCTTGCAAGCACGCCGGGCAGGAATCCCATTTGCGTGCCGACGGGACGTCCACTGCCATGCGCAGCAAGGAGGGTGAGGTCGGAGGCTGGGCGCACAAAGGTCAGCCCACACAGGACAACAAGATTCCTGACTCGGTGATTCGGGTGATGCGCCACAAGGGCAAGATCGGCCAGGACATTGACCACCCGGCCGTGTTCCCGGTCGCGCTGCCGGAATTCATTCTCCAGGCCTATTCCAACACCGGGGACCTTGTGTACGAGCCCTTTGGTGGCAGCGGCACCACGATCCTGGCCGCACAGCGTTCGGGTCGCCAGTGCCGATCGGTCGAGATTGCGCCTGAGTACGTGGACGTCGCGATCAAACGTTTTCAGCAGAATTTCCCCGGTGTGCCCGTCAAGCTGGTGTCCACCGGTCAAACCTTCGAGGCCGTGGTCGCCGAGCGCTCGGAAAGCACGGAGGTGGCGCAATGACGACCTCCTGGCTGGCAGACAAGATCCAGCAATGGCCCACAGCCAAACTGATCCCCTACGCCCGCAATGCCCGAACCCACTCGGAAAGCCAAGTGGCGCAGATCGCGGCGTCCATTGCCGAGTTCGGATTTACCAACCCCATCCTGACAGGTGCCGACGGCGTGATCGTAGCGGGCCATGGCAGGTTGGCTGCTGCCCAAAAGCTCGCCATGGCGACGGTGCCGGTCGTGGTCTTGGAGCATTTGAGCCCCACGCAACGCCGCGCCTTGGTCATTGCGGACAACCGGATTGCCGAGAACGCAGGCTGGGACGACGCCATGCTGCGCCTGGAAATGGAAGCACTGCAGCTTGACGACTTTGACATGTCGCTCACCGGCTTCGATGCCGATGCACTGGCCGAGTTGATGGCCGGAGGCGACGGTGCAGATGCAGGCAACACCGATGAGGATGCGGTGCCAGAAGTCAGCGACACATCAATCTCGCGTACCGGCGACGTTTGGTTGCTCGGTAGCCATCGGCTGTTGTGTGGAGACTCCACGCTGGAGGAGAGTTACGTGCAGTTGTTGCAAGGGGAAGACGTGGACATGGTGTTCACGGACCCACCCTACAACGTCAACTACGCCAACACCGCCAAGGACAAGATGCGCGGCAAGAACCGTGCGATCCTGAACGATAACCTGGGCGATGGGTTCTATGACTTCCTGCTGGCCGCGCTGACGCCCACGATCGCCAATTGCAAGGGTGCCATTTACGTGGCGATGTCCTCCAGCGAGCTGGATGTGCTCCAGTCAGCCTTTCGTGAGGCCGGTGGCAAGTGGTCGACGTTTGTCATCTGGGCCAAGAACACCTTCACCATGGGGCGCTCGGACTACCAGCGCCAGTACGAGCCCATTCTTTACGGCTGGGCCGAAGGTGGCAAGCACCATTGGTGCGGCGACAGGGATCAGAGCGACGTGTGGCAGATCAAGAAGCCCCACAAGAACGATTTGCACCCGACCATGAAGCCGGTCGAACTGGTGGAGCGCGGAATCCGCAACTCCAGTCGGCCCGGCAACTCGGTCATGGATCCCTTTGGCGGCTCCGGCACCACCTTGATCGCCGCAGAAAAGACGGGTCGTGTGGCCCGAATGATCGAGATGGACCCCAAGTACGTCGACGTCATCGTGCGCCGCTGGCAGGACTGGACCGGCAAAAAAGCCACCCGGGAGTCTGACGGGGTGGCGTTCGATGCTCAGGCTGCCAGCTGCTCTTCGGCGATTTCGCAGTGAATCACAAATCCTGTGAGGTAAGGCAGGCCGCGCGGGATGCCGTATTCCTTGCTGGTGTGGCGTCCGATGCTCCAGCTCATCCACTTTTGGGTGGCTGCTTGCACCGCTTGCTCCAGGCCCTTGCCAAGATACAGATGGTTTTGCACTTCGTCCGCAAAGTGGCGTCCGTGGCGGCTGTCCAGAAACGCGCGGACTGCGTCGGGAGCGCAGCCAGTGATCTCTGCAATGGCAGGCAATGTGACCGCCCATGCTGCTGGTGCTTTCTCCTGCATCGTGCCCCAAAAGCCCCAGTCTTCGTTCTGGGTGGCGGGGATGTTGGTGTTGGTGCTCATGTTTTGGTCCTTGATGGTGATTGTTGCGACACCCGTAGTAACGCGCTGATCAACTGAGAAGCCAAGTTGTTCTTGGCATCTTTTCAATCTATTTTTGGGTCATCCGAGGCGAGCGACGTACCGGGCGTAGTCGCCACCCTCGGGGTTGACGTACAGGTAAGGGCGACCCGGTGCTGTGACCTCAACGCAGAGATAACCGTCCCCGGTGCCGCCACCTTTTCCGCGCAGCCAGTCGCGTGACTTCAGCAGGGTGCGAGCAAAGGCATCGAACTCGTCTGGGGTCAGTTCCCGCGTTTCGGTGACATAGATTTTGGTTTGTCCGTTGCCACCTACTTCGCTGAGGTCGGCAGGCTTGCGGGCAAAGGGCAGTCGCACGCTCAACTCTTCGACTTGGATGGCGGCTCCGCCAAACTGAAGGGTGCGAGGGGTGCGTTCGATGGTAATGGTCATGGTGCTCATGGTGAGTTTTCCTTGCTGTTCGTCGTCAATCACGACACCTGCATGAACGCGCTGTTCCGAACAGAAGCCAAGCTATTTCTGGCATCTTTTCGATCTTTCTGAATCAGGCAATGCGGTAAATGCGCTCGCCGCCCAGGGCCTTGTCGGACCCGATGGTGAGCCCCAGTTTTTTCTTGAAGGCTCCGGCAAACGTGCCCCGCACCGTGTGTGCCTGCCAGCCCGTGGCCTCGCAAATTTGGCGCACCGTCGCGCCTTCGGGACGCTTGAGCATCTGGACCACGGTGGCTTGCTTGCTGTTTTCCCGGGTGCGGGTTTTGACCTGGGTGGGTGAGGGATCGAACGCTGGATCGATCGGAGTTTGGTCTTGCGGGGCCTGTGCCTCCTTGGCCCACTGTGCCTCGTGTTGCGCCACGGCGGCATCCATCTCCGGGTCTGCGACCAAGGGCGCCACTGGAGCCAAGGTCGCAACTGTAGGCCGTGGGCGACCCAGTGCGTCGTAGCCTTCGGCCGCGACAAACCAGTGGGTGCCACCGCCAGTGGTGACCAGTGCGCGGTTAAAAAGCGCGTCGAGCACCTTTTTACGGGCTCCGCCCTTGACGCTTTCGGGGAACCATTCGATGCGCCCGTCGTTGTGGTCCAGCGCGTGTTGCAGGACCTGGGTTTGGGTTGCGGTGAGTTGAATCGTGGTCATTTGATTTTCCTTAGGTTTGTTGATGGTGTGTTGCTCGGTGGTGGTTTTCAGTCTTCCCAGACTTGCGCGCCGTCCAGGGTGATCCAAAGGCGTGCGTCGTCGAAGGTGGCCATCTCGCGCACCTCCAATCCGGTCTTGCGGTTGATGCCCGCTTTGTGCGTGTAGCAGTAGGTCTGGCCGTCGTGCTCGACCAGGCTGGGTCCGGTTTGGTCAAAGTTCACTTGGATGCTCATCTCTCCGCGTGTGCGGTGGTTGGTGTCTGTTACTAGGGCGTTGATGGTTCTCATTTGCTTGGCTTTCGTTGGTGTGTTGCGATGTCTCTATGAACGCGCTGTTCCAGATGCAAGCCAAGCTAAATCTGCAAAAAGACAAACAAATGTTTGAAAAATCCAATGGGAATCTCGATTCGTGCCTATTCCCGCCACAGGGGGGTCACCGACACCGCTGTGCACAAGGCCATTCGTACCGGTCGCATCACGCCGGAAGCTGACGGAACCCTCAATGCCGACCGGGCGGACGCAGACTGGGCACGCAATACCGACTCGCCCAAGAAGGGCACGAGTCAACGCGCTGAAAACGTCGTGGTGCGGGACACTCAGGCGGAGCAGACTGCTGCGCTGCCTGGCAGTTCTGGAGTTTCGATTCCAATGGGATCTGGTGGTACGTCACTCTTACAGGCCCGCACTGTCAATGAGGTGGTCAAGGCGCAAACCAACAAGGTGCGCCTGGCCCGTCTCAAGGGAGAACTGGTCGATCGGCCGCAGGCCATTGCCCACGTTTTCAAGTTGGCAAGATCGGAGAGGGACGCCTGGCTGAACTGGCCAGCGCGCATCTCAGCGCAAATGGCAGGAAAGTTGGGTGTGGATCCACATGCCATGCACGTCGCGTTGGAGGCAGCTCTGCGTGAGCATTTACAAGAGCTGGGCGACTTGCGGCCTCGTGTGGATTGAAACAGGGCACAGAACATGGAAGATTACGAAGGTGCCCAAGAGATTGAACGCGCGTGGCGGGAAGGCCTGACACCGGATCCGCTGCTGTCGGTATCAGAGTGGTCAGATCGCCACCGCATGCTGTCGAGCAAAGCGTCCGCTGAGCCTGGCCGCTGGCGCACCAGCCGCACCCCGTATTTGAAGGCCATCATGGACTGCCTGTCGCCGACCTCAGCGGTTGAGCGGGTGGTTTTCATGAAGGCAGCGCAGTTGGGTGCGACTGAAATAGGTTCGAACTGGATTGGCTACGTCATCCATCACGCGCCCGGTCCGATGATGGCAGTGTGGCCCACGGTGGACATGGCCAAGCGCAACTCGAAGCAGCGCATCGACCCATTGATCGAGGAGTCAGAAGCCCTCTCGGCGCTGATCGCGCCAGCGCGTTCGCGCGACTCGGGCAACACCATCTTGGCGAAGGAGTTTCGAGGTGGTGTGCTGGTGATGACAGGGGCCAACAGTGCGGTGGGGCTTCGCTCCATGCCGGTGCGCTACCTGTTTTTGGACGAGGTGGATGGATATCCCTTGGACGTCGAGGGCGAGGGGGACGCGATTTCGCTGGCCGAGGCCCGCACTCGCACCTTTGCGCGCAGGAAGATTTTTATCGTCTCCACTCCCACGATCTCAGGCGTGAGTGCGATTGAGCGGGAATACGAGGCGTCCGACCAGCGCCGCTACTTCGTGCCATGCCCGCACTGTGCCCACCGGCAGTGGTTGCGGTTTGAGCAGTTGCGCTGGGACAAGGGGATGCCCGAGACCGCAGCCTACATCTGCGAGTCCTGCGATACGGCAATCGTTGAGCATCACAAGACCTGGATGCTCGAGCACGGTGAGTGGCGATCCATGGTTGCGGAACACGGTACCAAGACCGCAGGCTTTCACCTGTCGAGCCTGTACAGCCCGGTGGGCTGGCGCAGTTGGCGCGAGATTGCTCTGGCGTGGGAGAGCGCGGTGAGCAAAAAATCTGGCTCGGCGGCGGCCATCAAGACCTTCAAGAACACCGAATTGGGCGAAACCTGGGTCGAAGAAGGCGAAGCACCCGACTGGCAGCGGCTCATTGAGCGGCGGGAAGACTACCGAATGGGGACGGTGCCCCTTGGCGGACTGCTGTTGGTCGGTGGCGCTGACGTGCAAAAGGACCGGATCGAAGCATCGGTCTGGGCGTTCGGGCGAGGTAAGGAAGCCTGGCTGGTGGAACACCGTGTCCTGATGGGCGATACGGCTCGTGACACGGTGTGGAAGCAGTTGGCAGACATGCTGAGCGAGACCTGGACGCACGAGTCAGGTGCGTCGCTCCCTTTGGTCCGATTTGCCCTGGACACCGGTTTTGCCACCCAAGAGGCTTATGCCTTTGTGCGTTCTTGCCGCGATCCTCGGGTAATGGCCGTCAAAGGGGTGGCGCGCGGTGCTGCCTTGATTGCCACACCTACAGCAGTCGATATTTCTCAAGGTGGCAAAAAGCTCAGACGCGGCATCAAGGTGTTCTCGGTCACGGTGGGCATTGCCAAGCTGGAGTTCTACAACAACCTGCGCAAAACAGCCGATGTTCTGGAGGACGGAGTCACGATGGCGTACCCCGCAGGGTTCGTGCATTTGCCTAAGGTGGATGCGGAGTTTGTCCAGCAGCTGTGTGCAGAGCAGCTTGTGACCCGGCGGGATCGCAATGGCTTTGCCATCCGCGAGTGGCAAAAAATGCGTGAGCGCAACGAGGCGCTGGATTGCTATGTGTATGCCCGGGCCGCCGCGTCGGCCGCAGGTCTTGATCGTTTCGAGGAGCGTCACTGGCGCGAACTCAAACGACAACTCGGGATTGAGCTGCCACCGGATGCGCCGCCGCCGATGCAACTATTCAACCCCTCAGAGGCCACCGACAGCGGTGGCCTTTCTGTTTCTGGTGTCAAGAAATCAGTTCGGCGCGTGATCAAAAGCCGTTGGCTGTCCTCGTGAGCCCTGTTGGCGCTCGTATTTTTAACGTGAAGGAGATTTTTCCATGAGTTTGCAAATTCGCATCGAGTCACTGGTTCTGCGCCTGGCCACAGAATTCAAGACAATTTACGGCCAGGTCGGTACGCTGACCAATTTATCGACCATCGATAAGACCAACCTTGTATCGGCCATCAACGAGCTGCGCACGCAGATTGCCACGGTCGCGGGCCTCACGCCAATCGACGACGCCAACCCAGCGGCGACCTCGACCACGTTCTCGGCCTCGAAGATCACAGGCCTGCTCGATGCCCTTAAAGCGGACCTGTTGGGCGGTGCAGATGCAGCCTTCGATACCTTGAAGGAACTGCAGGACGCGATCCTTACTGACCAGACCGGAGCCGCCGCACTGCTGGCGGCCGTGAACGCTCGGGTGCGCTTCGATGCTGCGCAATCGTTGACGGCCCTGGAGCAAACGCAGGCCCGCCAGAACATCGGCGCGGTTGCGGTCGATGCGATTGGCGATCCAGAAACCGACCTCGTCATGATTTTTGAGACCGCCCTCATTGGCGTTTAACCTCTAGGTCCGATGGATGACTCTGGCCCGCAACATCGCCGATCTCGCCACGGCCATCGGCCGTGAGATCAAGTCCCGCATCACCGCTGATCATCCGGGCGTCGCCCGCGCCTGGGTGTCCTTCGGCTCTGTTGGCAACACCATAGTGATCCGAGCCTCCTTCAACGTTCAGAGCGTCACCCGGGTTGCAACTGGCAAGTACCGGGTGACGTTCGCGACTCCGATGTTTGATGCCGACTACTGCTGGACAGCGTTCGCGCGCAACGCTGGGAATCAGTCGGCGCTGAAGTTTGCCGCTGCCCGCGTTACGGCTGAGGCCAAGACCGCCGACTATGTCGAGGTGATTTGCGCCACACAGGCCGGGACGCTCTCGGACACCACTGAACTCAACCTGACGGTATTTCGCTAACTGCACACCCATGGCCTACACAGAAACTCAACTCCAAGCGCTGGAAATTGCGCTGACCAAGGGCGAGCGGCGCGTCACCTTTGGTGACAAGACCGTCGAGTACCGATCGATTGAAGAACTGCGCATGGCCATTGGTGATGTGAAGCGGGGTCTCTTTGAGCAGGCGACTCAGACGGGTCTGTGGCCTCGCGCTCCCCGCCAGATCCGGATGACAACTTCAAAAGGAAGCTGATGAGCTGGCTTGGCAACATTCGCCGAAAATTGTTCGGTGGTACGCCCACTTATGACGGTGTGGGCGGTGGCAGACGGGCGCTGGCCTGGTCGGTCGGTAACCCTGGTGCGGTGGCCGCACTGCTGTACTCCCAAAACGAGCTGCGCGCCAAGAGCCGGGACCTGGTGCGTCGCAATGCCTGGGCCAATGCGGCACTGGAGTCCTACGTGGCCAACGCAGTCGGGACCGGTATCAAACCGCAGTCGATGGTCAAGGACGCAGTGGTGCGTGAATCCATCCAGAGTCTGTGGCGCGATTGGACGGTGCAAGCGGACGCTGCAGGGTTGACTGATTTCTACGGTGTGCAGGCCTTGGCCTGTCGCTCCATGCTCGAAGGTGGCGAATCTTTGGTGCGTTTGCGCTATCGTCGCCCCGAAGATGGCCTGCCGGTGGCGCTGCAGGTCCAGGTTCTGGAAGCTGAGCATCTGCCGGTGACCATGAACACCATCGCAGAAAACGGCAATTTGATTCGCGCCGGTATTGAGTTTGACCGCTTGGGTCGGCGCGTGGCCTACCACCTCTACCGCACGCATCCAGAAGATGGGGCACTGGCACCGATGTCCAGCAGCGGCAGCATGGACACCGTACGGATCGATGCAGCAGAGATCTTGCACCTGTTTCGGCCTCTGCGCCCAGGTCAAATACGGGGTGAACCCTGGCTGGCGCGTGCGCTGGTCAAACTCAACGAGCTCGACCAGTACGACGATGCCGAGCTGGTGCGCAAGAAGACGGCGGCGATGTTCGCCGGTTTCATCACGCGCTTGGCACCTGAAGACAATTTGATGGGTGAAGGCCTCTCTGACCCCAATGGGGTGGCCCTGGCTGGACTGGAGCCGGGCACCATGCAGATCCTGGAGCCCGGTGAGGATGTGAAATTTTCTCAACCTGCCGATGTGGGCGCGTCCTATGCAGAGTTCCTGCGCATGCAGTTCCGCGCAGTAGCCGCTGCGATGGGCGTCACCTACGAGCAACTCACCGGCGACCTGACCCAGGTCAACTACTCCTCCATCCGGGCGGGCCTCTTGGAGTTTCGCCGCCGGGTTGAAGCGGTGCAACACGGCGTGCTGGTCCACCAGTTGTGCCGACCCATTTGGCAGGCGTTCATTGATCAGGCAGTGCTTGAAGGTGCCTTGACGCTTCCCGGCTATGGTCTGAAAGCTGCACCCGCACGTCGGGAATACTTGTCCGTGAAGTGGATTCCCCAGGGTTGGCAGTGGGTGGACCCGCAGAAAGAATTCAAAGCGATGGTGACTGCCATTCGGGCCGGACTGCTGTCGCGCTCCGAGGCCATTGCGTCCTTCGGCTACGACGCTGAAGACGTTGACCGTGAGATTGCTGCGGACAACGCCCGGGCCGATGCGTTGGGTCTGGTGTTTGAGTCCGATCCCCGGCATGACCAGGTGCCAGCAGCGCCAGGTGGTCAACCAGCCGGTCAATCCGAGCCACTGCCCGAACTCCTTCCACAGGAAAACTGACCATGTTGTTACCGCACTTGGCGTCCCGTCTCTACGGGGCGCCGCTCTTACTTGCCCGCTCCAAACTCGAGGTCATCCTTTCGGTCTTGGGCGACCGAGTCGGCTGGCCTGAGCCCCAGGCCTCTTTTGCTGTGCCATCGCCTCGCGCTGGCGCACTGGGCTCAGCAGGCATTGCTGTGATTCCTGTTATGGGCTCCTTGGTGCGCCGCACTGCGGGGTTGGACCCTGCGTCCGGCTTTACCTCTTATGCGGAGTTGGCAAGGATGCTGGAGTCCGCACTGGCCGACCCCAGTGTGGAAGGTATCTTGCTCGATGTGGACTCCCCCGGTGGCGAGGCCGGTGGGGTGTTTGAGCTCGGGGAAATGGTTCGAGCAGCAGACGCAGTCAAGCCGGTCTGGGCGATTGCCTCCGACTCCGCGTACTCGGCCGCGTACGCCATTGCCTGCGGTGCCTCACGTCTGACGGTGACCCGTACCGGCGGGGTGGGTTCCATTGGTGTGATCGCCATGCATGTGGACCAGTCCGCGCGCGACGCGCAGCAGGGGTACCGGTTTACGGCCATCACGGCGGGCGAACAAAAGAACGACTTTACGCCGCACGCGCCGCTGGACGTCCAAGCCCACGCGCGCCTGCAGACGGAGGTGGACCGGCTCTACGGCATGTTTGTGGGACATGTTGCAAGCATGCGGGGCATAGATGCCCAAGCGGTCCGGGCCACCGAGGCAGGAACGTATTTCGCTGAAGACGCTGTTGCCGCAGGACTTGCCGATGCCGTGGGAAGCCTTGACGGGGTGATCGCTGACTTTTCTGCATTTCTGTCAACGCGGCGTGCGCGCGTGCGATCGCCTCCTGCATCCAAGCACTCCATGGCCTCAGTAGCGCCAGCAGCACCTTTAACCCATTCAAACCAGGAAAAATTCCAGATGCAAAACACACCCAATCCAGCGGTTCCACAGCAGCCATCCGAGGCAGTGCCTGCCAACGATAAACCGATTGATACCGAGGCGACCGATTCTGAAACCCAGCAGGCTGCTGTGGACACGGCAGTCGCAGCCACCCGAGCCGACGCATTGGCCATTGTTGAAATGTGCCAACTGGCCGGTCATTCCGACCGCGCGGCTACCTACCTTTCGCAGGCCACCCCCGTTGCCCAAGTGCGACGCGCCTTGCTGGACGCGCGTGCCCAGAGCACCGAGATCACGTCGCTGATCAACCCCGACGCCAAGCCTGCACAGGCCCGCGATGAGAACAACCCGCTGATGCAAGCGGTCAAGAAACTAACCGCCAAATAACCGCAAAGGACTAAACCATGACTACCAGCTATCCACCCGTCACCAAAGCCAAAAACCTCGGTGACCTCCTCAAATTTGAAGCGCCAAACCTCTACTCGCGTGAACGCACCACTGTCGCTTCCGGTCAAAACCTGGAGCTCGGTGCTGTGGTGGGAACCATCACAGCGTCGGGAAAAACTACACGCTTTGATCCGGGCGCGACCGACGGATCCCAAGTCGCCTCTGGCGTCTTGCTCGAAGACTGCGATGCCAGCCTGATCGACCGGGATGACGCACTCGCGGTCGTGCGCCACGCCATCGTCGCTGACAGCACCCTGGTGTGGCCCGTAGAGATCAATCCAGCAGATAAAGCCGCAGCCATCGCCTCGCTCAAAGCCATGGGCGTCCTCATTCGCCAATCGGCCTGAACTCCAAAACTCCAAGGAATCGCCATGAACAATCCCTTTCTCAACCCCGCGTTTTCGATGGCCAGCCTGACTTCTGCCATCAATATCCTGCCCAATCGCTACGGGCGACTGGAGCAGTTGGGTCTTTTCCCGGTCAAGCCGGTGCGTACGCGCCAGATTGTGGTCGAGGAGTACGCAGGTCGATTGAACCTGCTGCAAACCAAGCCACCAGGCTCGCCTGGGACGGTCGGTGAGCGCGGCAAGCGCAAGCTGCGCTCGTTCATCATCCCGCACATTCCCCACGACGATGTGGTGCTACCCGAAGAAGTCCAGGGCATCCGTGCCTTCGGGTCCGAGACCGAAATGGAGGCCGTTGCAGGCGTCATGGCGCGCCATCTGGAGACCATGCGCAACAAGCACGCCATCACCTTGGAGCATCTGCGCATGGGTGCCTTGAAGGGGCAGATTCTGGACGCCGATGGCAGCACCATCTACGACCTGTTCAATGAGTTTGAAATCACCCAGCAGTCCGTGAACTTTGAGATCGCCGCACCAACTTCCGGCTTTGACGTGCGTGGTGCGTGCACAGAAGTGACGGCTGCCATGGAAGAAGCCTTGAGCGGCGAGTACATGACCGGCGTCCATGTTCTGTGTTCGCAGGAGTTTTTCAAAGCCTTGACCGCCCACAAGGACGTGAAGTCGGCCTATGCCAATTGGCAGCAGGGCATCATGCTGATCAACGACGTGCGCGCGGGGTTCACGCTTGGTGGTGTCACCTTTGAGGAATACCGTGGCAAGGCGATTGATGCCAACGGTGCCGTGCGCCGCTTTATTGCCCCTGGTGAGGCCCATGCCTTCCCCTTGGGCACGGTGGACACCTTTGGGACCTACTTTTCTCCTGCCGACTTCAACGAAACGGTCAACACGCTGGGTCAAAGCCTGTACGCCAAGCAAGAGCCTCGCAAATTCGAGCGCGGTACCGACTTGCACACCCAGAGCAATCCGCTGCCCATGTGCCATCGCCCAGGCGTGCTGGTCAAGTTGACCATGGCGTAATGCTCAGCGTTGAGTTTCTCTACGCTGCCGCCGCCAATGCTGGAATGCTCAAGACGGCCTTATTCGGAACGACGGAGGTCATGGTTGACTTCCGTGCACCCGATGAGGACGTGCTCAGCGGTCTGGGCGTCAGTCGGGACTATGCCATCCGGTATCCACTGACATGGCTCCCGTCCTTGGCGGCGGGCAACACACTGGATATCTCTGGCCAGAGCTATCGCGTGCGCGAAATAACAGCGATAGGCGATGGCTCGGAGCGACGGGCATCCCTAAGCAGGCTGTAGGTCTGAATTTCACGCGCCGATTTTGATCCAGCCGTTCCACAACAGCCGGTCGATAGCGTTGTTGGCTGCCTGGCGGTCAAAGCGCTCAGGATCAAAGTCCAGTCCGGCCCATTCCCGGGTCGCTTTGGTTTCCTCACCATAGGGGTCGTTCTCCAAGGACTCCAGGAAGTCCTGGTATTGACCCACACCACCGGCGTCCTCGGGTGGACAGGCCCTGGCTCCGGCTTCGACCCAGACAGTGCGGGATTGGCTGGTCTTTTCATCCAGGTGTTCGATGCTTTCTACCGTGATTCGGTGGTGCCAACTGTCGCCGAAGTCGTACAGGTAGGTGCAGGTGTCCCCGACGCCCAGCACCTGGTTGAGTCGAAATTTTTTCTCGATGTAGACGGGGTGGTCCTCATCCATGAATTCAGGGTCAGGCGTGCCGTATTTGCGCTCCCGGATTTCGAACTCGTGCAGGTGCGAGTCGGACCAGCCCATGGCGGCTTGCAAAACGTGGTGAAACGCGTCCAGTCGTGCGCGGCCATCGATGTGGATGCGCCGCCAGATGGTTGGACTTGTTTCCTCCAGTTCGACCAGGAGCGTGTAGTGGGTCGGTGACGACTGGCTATGGCGGTGTGCTTTTTTGGGTGGTGTGGTGGCCATGGTTCTTTTCAGTCGTTCTTTTCAACTCTCCATTTTACGAATCGAGGCAATTTCTCATGAACGAATCTCTTCGCGAACGCATTATTCAGGCGGTGATGGCCTTGCTGGCCCCGATTGCGCTGGCCAATGGTGTCACCTTGATTCGCTCGCCACCCAACGGGCTCAGCCGTGAGCAGTCCCCCGCACTGCTGATCTTTCCGGAATCGGACACGGTGTCCCCGCGTGTCAACGACCGCGTGGAGCGCCAACTGGTGCTTCGCATCGTGGCGCTTTCGCGTGAAGCCGTAGGCAAAGCACCCGAGACGATCGCCGACGGTCTGCTGGTTGCAGCCCACGCGGCTCTGTTTGCCAATGCCAATTTGAGCGGGCTGTGCGTGGGTTTGAGAGAACTGGACTGTGAGTGGGATGTCGAGGATGCCGACGCGCTGATTGCCTCGCTTCCCGCGCGCTACCAGTTCAGCTACCGAACCATGGCCCATGACCTTTCACTGATTGGATGACCACGATGCCACAACTTGTTCTTTTGAAACTGCACACCCACGCAGGCAAAACCTTCCAGGTAGGTGAACGACTTGAGGTCGATGCACCAACGTTTGAGTGGCTGCTGGCACAGGGCATCGCCCGACCAGAGCCCTCGACCGAGAAATTCGTCTCCAGCACTGAGACAGCCGCAGTCAATCCGTCCCACCCCTCCAAACCTATTAAGGAACCCAAGCCATGAGCACCTATGCATCCTTCCAAGGCCGTGTCTACCTCGGCAAACGCGACGCCAACGGCGAGCCCATTGAAGTCCGGTCTCCCGGCAATGTGGCCGAACTCAAACTCTCCCTCAAAACCGATGTGCTGGAGCACTACGAGAGCCAGACCGGCCAGCGCACGCTGGATCACCGCATGGTCAAGCAAAAGTCTGCCACGGTCAAACTGACTATTGAGGAATTCACCAAAGAAAACCTTGCCCTGGCGCTGTACGGCAACTTCGTGACGGGTGCTGCGGGCACCGTATCCGGGGAGCCCCTGGGCGGGGTGGCCCCCGTCATTGGTGACCGCTATTTTCTGGCCCATCCCAAGGTCTCGACCCTTGTCGTCACGGATTCGACCGCCACACCGGCAACCCTGGCGCTGGGCACGAACTACACCGCCGAGACTGATTTCGGTGCCATCCAGTTTCTGGAGGTCACCGGCTTTACGGCCCCGTTCAAGGCCAGCTATGGCTTTGGTGTGGCCACCGAGATCGGTATTTTCACGCAGCCGCTGCCGGAGCGCTACTTGCGTCTGGAAGGGCTCAATACCGCGCAGGGCAACGCCAAGGTGCTGGTCGAGTTGTACCGCGTGGCCTTCGATCCCTTGAAGGAAATCTCGTTTATCTCGGATGACTACAACAAGTTTGAGATGGAAGGCTCGCTGTTGGCCGATGCCACCAAGCCATTCGACGCAGCGCTGGGCCAATTCGGTCGAATCATTCAGTTGTAGCCAGAAAAAGGGAAATCACCATGACCGATTTGGAAAAACTCATCCCGCAGGCCCTTGAATTGACTGTGAATGGCGAGAAGTTGGCCATCAAACCGCTCAAGGTTGGCCAGATGCCCGCCTTTTTGCGAGCGATTTCGCCAGTAATGCAGCACTTAAGCCGCACCGAGATCGATTGGCTCACCCTGTTTGGCGAGCGTGGCGACGATCTGCTGTCCGCGATCGCCATTGCGGTGGGCAAGCCGCGCCAGTGGGTCGATGATCTGGCCGCCGACGAGGCCATTTTGTTGGCAGCCAAGGTGATCGAGGTGAATGCCGATTTTTTTACCCGGACGGTGATGCCCAAGCTGGACGGTCTGTTCACGCAGGCCAAAAACCTCTCGCCGGTCCCGGCCGCGCCGACAGGCCCGGTGTCTGGTTCGGGCCTATCCAGCGCCTGATCGCCCACGGCCATCGTCTACCCGACATTCTTGACTACACCTTGGCGCAAACGCGCGGCTTTCTCGATGCCATCAACCGGCAGGATGCGGCCTGTGACGCGCGTTTGCTGTCCCTGATCGCGGTCGGAACCCGGGGTGACGCCAAAAACCTCGACCAGGCCCTGGACCGACTCATCGAACACGCGCAAGGCACATGAAAATCTCCGTCCGCATCGATAGCGCCCTGGCGCAGGCACAACTGCGCCGCTGGGGTGGCGAATACCGCGACAAGGTCAAAAAAGCGGTGGCACGCGCCATGCGCAGCGAGGCCACCGAGATCAAGGCGGCGGTTCGCTCCCAAGTGGCCTCTCAAATGGCGGTGGTCAAAAGCTCCTTCCTCAAAGGTTTCAACGCCAAGGTGCTGGACCAAGACCCGAATCGCTTGCCTGCGCTCTATGTGGGCTCGCGCATTCCGTGGTCAGGCATGCACGAGCGCGGTGGCTCCATCTCGGCCAAGATGCTGATTCCCTTGCATGGGCGGGTTGGGCGCAAGAAGTTCAGGGCGCAAATTGCTGAACTCATGCGCGGTGGTAATGCTTATTTCATCAAGAACGCCAAGGGAAATGTCGTGCTGATGGCAGAGAACATCAAAGAGCACGATCGCCCACTGGCCGGATTCAAGCGCCGATATCGAAAAGCCGACGGTGTCAAACGTCTCAAACGCGGTGCGGACATTCCCATAGCCGTCCTTGTGCCCCGCGTGGTGCTCAAGAAACGGCTCGATATCGAACGACTGGTTGCAGGGCGCATTCCCCGCTTGGCGGCCCAAATTGAAAAACAGATCCAAACGATGGATTGATGCTTTGCATTGTTTGTCCCCAATTCTTCTGATTCATGGCCACCAACCGCATTTCCGTTCTCGTAGCCTTAGACGGCGCTGACGACGGGCTCAAACGCGCCTTGAATTCAGCCCAGCAGAGCCTGGGTGATCTGGCCACGAATGCCAAAACCGCTGGACAGAAGGCCGCAGCCGGTCTGGCCGAGGTCAAGGCCGGGATGTCCGCGTTTGGCGACCAAGTCAACTCTGCCAAGTCCCAACTGCTGGCCTTTTTGTCCATCAACTGGGCGGCAGGCAAGGTGCAAGAGATCGTCCAAATCGCCGACGCGTGGAACATGATGTCGGCCAGGCTGAAGCTGGCCACCATCGGCCACAACGAATTCGCCACGGCACAAAAGGCACTGTTCGACATTGCCCAGCGCATTGGTGTGCCCATTCAGGAAACGACCACGCTGTACGGCAAACTACAGCAGGCCGTGCGCATGTTGGGTGGTGAGCAGAAGGATGCGCTGACCATCACCGAGAGTATTTCGCAGGCCTTGCGACTCTCCGGTGCGTCAGCCACAGAAGCCCAGTCCTCGCTCCTGCAGTTTGGCCAGGCCCTGGCCTCAGGCGTGTTGCGCGGCGAAGAATTCAACTCCGTTGTCGAAAATAGCCCCCGCTTGGCGCAGGCCCTGGCCGACGGTTTGAATGTGCCTATTGGTCGCCTGCGCAAACTCGCCGAAGAGGGTCGACTTACCGCTGACGTGGTGGTCAATGCATTGCTGAGCCAAAAGGACAAGCTCGCAGCCGAGTACACCCAATTGCCCCAAACGGTAAGCCAAGCTTTTCAACGCATGCAAAACGCCTTCGGCCAATGGGTTGCCCAAGTCGATGCGTCAACCGGCATTACCAAGAAGCTGGCAGACGCGATGACGTGGCTCGCCACCAATCTGCAAACGGTGATGCAGTGGCTTAAAACCATCGCTGAAGTGGGCTTGTCGGTCCTGATCTACCGTTTGATTCCGGCGCTGATCACCGCGTGGCAGACCGCAGGTGCAGCAGCCGTGACGGCCGCCACCGCCATCTCGGCGGCCTGGGCCACGGCCAACCTGTCGGTCACAGCAGCTGTGCAGAGTGTGGGCTTGCTCAAAACCGCCTTCGCCGTGCTCGGTGCCTTTGTTGTCGGCTGGGAGATTGGCACCTGGTTGTCCGAGAAATTCGAGATCGTCCGCAAGGCGGGCATCTTCATGGTCGAGATCCTGGTCAAGGCCATCGAGCAGTTGCAGTACCGGTGGGAAGCGTTTGCCGCCATCTTCACCAACGACACGATCAATGCCGCCACCAAGCGGCATGAAGCACGGTTGGCGGAGATGAATCAGATCTTTGCGCAGATGTACGCCGATGCCATCAAGGGCTCTGACGCCGCCAAAGGCGCGATGACGACGGTTGCCAACACGGCAGAGGAAATTGCCAAGCGGTTAGAGGCCGTGCGTCAAGGCACCCAGGAAGCCGTTGGTCGTGGTGTTGAAGCGGTCCATGCAGCGGTCGAGAAACTCAAAGCGCGTCTGGGCGAGGTGGAGCAGGCAGTCTCCAAAGCCAACGGGGTCGTGACGGATGCAACTGCCAAAATGGCCGAGGCCTACAAGGGACTCACCGGCGTGGTGGAGGCCAACCTGCAAAAGCAGGTGGATGCCGTCAAGGCACGATACCAGCAGGAACAAACGGCGCTGGATTTGTCCAAGGCTTCTGAGGCAGCGCAGATCGCCAAATCGACGCTGTTGTTAACCGATGCATTGACCCAGCAGACCACGCTGCGCCGCCAGGCCACCACCGACACCCTGAAACTCATCGATGACGAGTCTGCGGCCCGCATAGCGGCTGCCGCGCGTCAGGGTTTGACCGAGGCCGAGCGCAGTGCCAACGTCACCCGGGTAGAAAACGAGATTCTGGCCACCAAACGCCAGACGATGACGCAGGCGGCCGCCGAGTACACAGCGCACATCAACGCTTTGAACGCTGAAGCTAACCGGCACTTGGCGGAAATCCAGCGCATCGAAGAGGCCAAACGTCAGCTCACCATGACGACGGAGGAGCGCATTCGCGATATCCGTCGCCAGGGTATGACCGAATTTGAGGCCACGGAGGACCGCAAACGCCAGGTTGTCGAGTTGCAAACCAAGGCGCGCGAGGCACTGGCCAACGGTGAGTTTGAGCAGGCGCGCCAATTCGCGCAAAAGGCGATGGACCTGGCCGCCCAGGTGGCCAGCACCCAGACCTCGGAGGCCAAAAAGGCGGAAGAAGCCAAGAAGCAATCCGAGCAAGCGCACTCCCAGGTTGTTGCGTTGGAAGCGCAGGCGCGCGAGGCCTCCCGCAAGCAGGAATACGCCACGGCTGAAAACCTCATGCGCCAGGCAGAGCAGTTGCGCGCGGAACTGGCCCAAAAAACCAAAGAGTCGGACGCAGCCATTACTCAGGGCAAGGAAGGCGTCAACCGGTCCATTCAGGATATCCGCGAGTCGGAGGACATCCTCAACAAGACACTTGACGCCCAAGCCCAGGCCCACCAAAAGGCGGCCCAGGCAGCGGTGTCTGCCCGTGAGCAGATCAAGCAGACGCTAACCGATACCGAAGCCCAAATTGACCAGATCACGAACAAGCTCAAAGATGGTCTGAAGGTCACGCTGGATGCCGACACCAGCCGCTTTGATAAGGCCATCGCTGATCTGGACAAAGCCCTGGCCGAGAAGGAGCGGCTCCTTCCCATCAAGGCCGATCTGGAACAGGCGCAAAAGCAGTTGCAGGATTTCGAGCAGTTGCTCAAAGAAGGCAAAACCTTGCCTGTGGGTGCCGATGTGACCCAGGCCAAACAGGCCTTGGACAAGCTGACCGCCTACGCCAAAGAAAACTCGCTGCTGGAGTTGCGGGTCACCACTGAAAAGGCCCAGGCATCCATCACCAATGTTGAGGGAATGATCAAAGCGCTGGACCGCATCCGCACGGAGTCCCAACACAGTGTGAGCACCAATGCAGACGCGGCACGAGGCCAGATTCAGAGTCTCAATGGCATGAATACGTCCAGTACGCACACCATCTATGTGACCAAGGTCGAAACCAACGCCACGGGCGGGCTGGTTGGGTCCGGTGTGAGCTACTTTGCACAGGGTGGCACGGTGTCACCACCTGTGGGGGCTGCATTTGCCCGCATGACGGGTGGCTCGGTGCCGGGCTCCGGTGATCAGGACACGGTGCCACGCACGCTGGACGCAGGCGCGTTTGTGCTGCGCAAGGCTGCGGTACGCAAATACGGCGGCAATGTGCTCTCGAAACTTGCCAATGGTGTCGCACGTTTTGCCACTGGTGGTTCGGTTACACCAACGGGTCCGGCCCCCATCAAGCACAACCGCGATGCATTCGAGGCGCAAAAGATGATCGAGCTGGGCTTGCAAGGCATGCGCGAGTACACCTCGTGGCTCAGAGGCCACTATGGGGCGTCGCTGAGCATCGACATGGAGTGGCAAACCATGAAGTATTACGGCCAGCAGGCAGCGACCGACCGCCAGACGCTCGAATCACTGCCCAATCGGGCGCAGCTCACCGCGAATGAAAAGCAAAAGCTGGACGCCGTCAAACAGACCTGGCGCAACGCCATGGCGCAGCCACTGGTGTATGGCAAGGATCTGGAGCGCGACCTGATGGACTACATGGAGCAACACCAGGGTGAGTTCTTCCGGGGCGGTGGGGTGGCCAAGTCCGACAGTGTTCCCGCCATGCTGACACCCGGCGAGTACGTGGTTAATCGCACAGCGGTATCCAAATTTGGCGCTGGCTTCTTTGAGTCACTGAACAACCTCTCAATGCCAGCACAGGCACTGGCCAAGGGTGTACAGGGATTCGCTACAGGTGGTCTGGTCAGTGGTGCTCTGACTAGAGGCAGCATGGATCGGCCAGTGCTCGACGCAGCAGCCGGTCCCACGCGCACGGTGCGGGTGGAACTTGCCGCCAACGGTCGCAAGGTGAGTGCCCAGATCGACGAGCGTGACGAAGGTCGCTTGTTGCAGTTGCTGCAAAGCGCCCAAATGCGCGCGGCCTGATTGCATTTCCAAATCATTCCTCACTTTCAATTCAACCGGTTTTTTCACCATGCTACTGACCAACCTGGCGGACGGGGTATCCCTGTCCCTGCCTGACGATCTCCTGTGGAGTGATGAACACAGCTGGAGCCCCGCTGTGTCCTCTGTGTCCTATCTGCTGAACGGCGCACTGCTGGTGCAGTCTGCCTTGCGTCAGGCGGGGCGTCCGATCACCCTGGTGGGAGCGGTGGACATGGCGTGGATCACGCGTGCCGTGGTGGGCCAGTTGCATGACTGGGCGGGCGCACCACTGTCTGCGAATGCCGGTCGCTTTACTTTGACGCTGGCCGATGGTCGAGCCTTGAGCGTTGCCTTTCGCCATGGTGAGACGGCCATCGAGTCCGAACCTGTGACGGGGTTTCCCGCAAGGTTGGACTCTGACTTTTATCGCATCACCGTGCGGCTGATGCAACTCTGAAATTCTGGAGAAAAGAAAAATGGCAATTCTGACGGGTGACATCAAGTTGGTCGCATCCCAAGTGATGCTTGATGTACCGGAGGGTGGCGGCGCGCCCACCTCCAAGGTCATTTTGGACGCGACCAGCAACGCGATCTTTCCGGACATCTCCGAGTTGGATCGCTCGGGTGGCCGGGTCAATCTGCGCAAAGTGCATGTGAGCGTGCAGACCCTCGACACCGATACCTATCTGGGCTGCAATGTCATCGTGGCCGATCCGCCCAGTGACCCGAACGTGAGCGTGACGCTGTTCAGCACCAAGGAGATCTTTGACCGGCGTGACTCGGCCAAGAAGCGCGTCGAGGCTTATCTGGCCCCTGGCCCAGCCTGGAGCGGTTTCCTTTTTGAGAACCACATCATCGGCCAGCGCTCCATCCAGCTTTTTCAGATGCCCAAT